GGCAAAAAAAGGATCATAACTTATGACAACCACCCAAATACAAAAATCTGCACCGGTAGCTAAGCTTGATACGCTCAGAGGGATTCTAGAACGCGGCAAAGGTACGCTTGCAAGTGTGCTACCAAAACATATGACAGCAGAAAGAATGGTGAAGCTTGCGACAGTGGCAGCAAGTAAAGACGCGAAGCTTCTTGATTGTGACCCAATGTCACTACTTCGCTCGCTCATGGATGCTAGCCAGCTAGGACTAGAGCCTTTTACACCACTGCAGCAGTGTTACATTATCCCTTATTTCAATGGCAAAAAGCGCATAATGGAAGCACAGTTTCAGGTGGGGTATCGCGGCCTAATTGAACTTGTCAGAAGATCAGACAAAGTTCTTTCAATCGAGGCGCACTGTGTTTACGAAAATGACGAGTTTGATTGTGTGCTAGGTCTTGAAACTAAGCTTATGCATAAGCCAAATTGGGACGGTGATAGAGGAAAGATGAAGCTGGTTTATGCAGTTGCAAAACTAAAAGATGGTGCTACCCAGTTTGAAGTTATGGGCAAAAATTCGGTTGATGAAATAAGAGCGCGAAGCAAATCGGCTCAAAGCGGACCCTGGGTTACTGATTATGATCAGATGGCTTGTAAGACGGTACTCAAGCGCCTTATTAAATACCTTCCAATCTCAATCGAAGCTGCTAAAGCCGTTGGGATTGATAACCGTAGCGAAGGTTTTGAAGCACAAGAAAGCATGGTCTTTGATCTTGATGACAAAGAAGAAGAGCTTGAAAAGATCGAAGCGGAAGCCGTGAAGGTGGTAGAGATAGCAGCTACAACAGAAGGCTTTAGCGAGTACAGAAGCAAGCTCCACAAAGCGATCAAAGAGAGCAAACTTACACAAGACAAAAAAAGTGAGCTGATGAATCTACTTGTGACGGCAACAGACAAAAAAACTTTGGATGATATAATGTCTATAGTCTCGCTCTAAAAGCTATGATAAAAGATCACAGCAAAGTTTTAGTATTATAAATCTTTGTTCCTTTGTTTAAAGCATTGACTAGCTCAATGCTTTTTTGCTTTAATTGTCTGACTCCAAAAAAAATAGCATTGACTTCATTGTTACAAAAAAACTTGCTAATACCAGGTTTTTTTGCTTTATTGGTGCAATGATCAGTAATAGTTGGGAAGCCTTAGAAGAAATTCTAGGGCTTCTTTAATTTTAACTGTATAATAGTTTTGTCGTCGTTGATCAGTGGGGAGGCAAGCTTTTAATTAAGCTTGTCTTTTCTCGTTTAAATCTTGATTCCGTTTTTAGTCGCAAAATCGGCCAAATCTTGCAGGGATCTTATTACTGTTCCATCGTCAAGTTTATACCCTTCCCCGCTTTGGATGAGTTTCATTATTTCACTTATTCCTAAGTCTACTTTCACGGGATTTCTAGCGCTTGCAATGTCCTGAGCTTTTTTTAAGCAGACTTCGCAAAGGTCAAAGCGGTCGGTGTACATGTCCAAAAAATCATCTTTTGGCACTACTCCAATGGCTACTTGGGTTTGCTCATTGTAAATAACAAAATCCTTTGGCTTAACCACCGTTTTTTGTGATCCTCCCAACAAAACTTCGCCGTGGGTGCAAACGTCAATAGTCTTAACTCCATTGCTATAAGCATTTTGCAAATCATTGCCCGCAAAAATGTCATTCGTGTTGGTTTGGCTATAAAAAGATTGAGGCATCTCAGGGACTTTTATTACAATATCTCGTACTTGAGGGAGCTCAGCGTAGGGAAAGTATTGAATTGCATAAACTCTTTTAGGAACACGGCTATAAATTTTTGCGTCAAAACTCATATTAAAAACCCCTTAAAAAATGAAAAGTTGACCGTTTTATAATTTATTAATATCATTGTGCCATACCATAATTTAAAATTATAAGAAAGGCGTAACAAATGGCGACAATTGATTTTTACGAACAGGCGATGGCTCAAGTAGTCAACAATATGAACATCCAATCAAATCTTGCGAATCAGATGTTTATAAGCACGATGGCAGGAAATTTAGCGGTTCACTCGCGTTGTGGACAAGTTATCGATAAGCGCGTAGCGGAGTTTGACATTGAAGAAAACCGAGCACTAAGCTCGGTCGATCCATCAACACAAGCTTTTTTGCTTTCAAGGGCTGGCCAAGACAATGGAGCAACAAGCATTCAAAATGCACAGCTTTTAGAAATTTTGCGTCAAGTTCAAAGCGGTAAAAAATAGGTTAAAAAATAGTTTCAGGTGAGACTATTAAGAACTAAATAAAATTACAGGGAGTTAAAAAATGGCTAGTGTAGATCTTTCAGAAATTATGGTAGCAAATTCTGCTAACGACTTCATGCTACAAAACAAGATGTCCAACCATATGTTCATCAACGTAATGAGCGCGAACTTGGCTGTTCATTCACGATGTGGACAAGTTTTGGACAAGCGAGTTGCTGAATTCGATATCGAAGAAAACCGCGCGTATTCTTCTATCGATCCATCCACCCAAAGCTACTTGCTCAACAGAGCTGGGCAAGATAATGGCTCAACTGCAACACAAAACTCTTTATTGCTTGAAATTTTGCGTCAAGTTCAAGCAAAATAAGCGTAGTCGTTCTTAATCCAAAGATAGCGCTTTTTTAAGGCGCTATTTTTTTATGAGCGAAGCGAGGACTCATAAATCTTGGTTTGGATCGTGTATAGGTCAACTTCGAGCTCAGTAAGCTCATTTTTGCCTACAATACCGACAGATGAATACTGCTCAATTTTTGAGCGCAGCGCATTGATGTCTTGATAGATAGTTTCAATAAGCGGATCAGCCTTTTTTTGCTGGGCAAAATTGTTGCTTTGAAAAAGTTGTTTTGGCGGTTGTGGTTTTTGCATTTCAATTGTTTCCTTATGCTTGTCGTTATAGTTTTGGCGTGTCAGAGGCTCATATTTTTTAGGCTCAACGCCTTGTGAGATGTCACGAATGCCTTTGATTGTTTCTACTATTCGGCGGTTTCCTTCCAAGATTAAATCAAGAATCTCTCTTTGATCTTCTGCTCTTTCGGCGGTGAGACTATTAACTCTATTCATAAAAAAATTCCCCTTTTCTCTTGGAATGGAACATGGTACATATTTGTTCAGTATGTGAGATAAAGCAAGGGAAAAATTTTATGGAAAAGTCTTTTATCCTAGGAATTTTTAGAGCAATAGTTACAAAGATAAGACAAAGCTTTTGTGATCATACCTACGCTTTTGTCAAGGTTAACATTTTGATTGGAAGGCTTTGCTCAGTACAAGTGTGCACGAAATGCAGAAAAATGGTGATAACGTCGCATTGCAATGAGTTTGATCGTGACCGGCTTTTGACGGATATGGTGTTTGGTAAACTAAAGGGGCAAAAATAGCATGGAAATTTACGAACTTGGTTATTTAGTTTTTGGCTTTATTGCGGGCATGGCATGGGGGTGCATCATGATATCGGTGGTCTATTTTTACCACGGGAAAAGAAAAAAAGTTAAAAGCGAAGCGGAAAAAATTGAGGATAGGCTTACCAAAATTGAAGAGAAAATAGGGTTATAAATGAAAATAGCACTTAAAATATTAATGAAAAATGTGTTTGAGGTGTATGAGATAACTGATAGCGAAAGAACAGCGGTCGGTACGTATAAAGGTGCGGTTGCAACGGTAAGAAGACTTTACGCAAAAGACAAGGGTATCCCTTCGTCTGATATTATGATCGAAAAATCAGCGTTTAAAGGATGGTACTAATGGGAATGCATAGTCACAAAAGCTTTGAAATAAAAACTCAATCTGATTTGGTTGAGCAAGGCATAAAAAAAGCGGGCGGGGTATCTCTTTTTGCGCAGCAAATGGGCGTCACAAGGCATACAGTGGCGCGATGGAAAAGAGGAGCGCATATAATGAGCGGCAACTTTTACATGGAGTTAGTGGAATGGATCAAAGAGAAGAAAAATATTTAGGACTAGTTTTTTGGATCGTGGTGTCAGTTCTATTAAGCATTGGAGCTCTTTTTGGCTATACTGCGACAAAGTGGATAGCGGAAAAGGAATGCATAGAAGCTAAAGAATTTCCTCAAAATTCCAGTCCACCGGCATGACCACGTTGTTATCAATTCCCGCAAAATAGGCGATAAAAAAAGCATCGATTAAACCTTCGTGGCGGTTGCGAACTATCGTGCCAAAAGTAGGGTTCATCTTTCGAAAGCTTGATAGGGTTCTCAATTTTGCTGTTTTAGAGTCGGTAACATTGCCGTTAAACCTACGCTGCCAGGCCCTGGGTGACACGAGGGAGTAAGGGTACTGCTGGCCTATCATTGTTACCACGTCCCTCGAATTCTCGCCAAAAATGAAGTTTGAAAGTCCAAAAAGTTTATTCGGGGTAACTTTCTCGATATAGATATAGTGAGCTTCAGAAAAATCAAAATTATTTCTCAAAAGAGCATGATTTAAAAGTTTATCCTCACGCCACGGCAGGTTCATCCAACGCGCAGTTTTCTCGTTGATATCGAGCTCGACAAGACATCCTTTTTTCCCGGGGTCAACTCCGATTATTTTCATTCAGATTCCTTTCTTTGATCGCTCAGGGCCCTCATGCGTCCGATCACATACTTATAAACATCATCGACAACATTAGGGTTGTAAAGCCGATAGTCTTTGAAATGCGCTAGCACAAGGTGACAATATTTACAAAGAGTAAGGCAGTTATGCTCTTTAAGTTCAAGCTCTTTATTGACCTTAAAAGGAATGATGTGATGCACTTCTAAATTTTTAAGAGTGCAGCACGACTCACAGCAGAAATTCTTTTTCAAAAATTCTTTTCTAAACTTAGGCCAGCGGCCTGATCGGCCCTCAATAATCCATTTTATCCTGTTAAGCATCAGGTGCCTTTTTTTTAAGCAGTATAATTTTTGTGCAATTCATTCTATAATGTAGGGATGAAGTTACCAAAAAATTATTTAAAATACTTGATAAAATTTTATGATAAGTGCGGCCTCGATATCGACTACGTTGATAAGCTGAGCTGCAGTGAGTGCGCGTTTTTATGTCAGTTCATTCTTGAGAACTACGGGGGCATGACTGACGAGCTTGCGGTTAAAAAACGAGCTAATCATCACCGCTACGCGACGGCTAACGATGCTCTTGTGATGAAAGCCGTACCTTCGTCTGAGGGACTGATGGAACAAGATGGGCTTTATGCGATCGATCCTGAAACCTACCTGCTTTTAAAAGAAAGATTTTTAAAAAATTATTCTTCAAAATCTGCATTAGGGGGTAGAGGGGGGAGGTACTCCCCTACTAGGGGGGGTAGAATGAAAAAAAATGTCAGAGATAGAGTTGAAAAATACGTGGAAGCTCAGGCTTTCACCATGTCAGTCATGCAGTCGCTAAAAGAAACTTCAACGGGTGAGCGGCTTGCAGAGTTAGCAAGCGACGCCCACGATATCGCCGTCGAATCGATCGTCAAGGTGGTGGAAACTCACCCGCAGATGGAAAAGGTTGTTGATCGAATTCTTAAAGAGATAGTGGTGTCAAATGAGCATAGTTAAAGCAAAAGTAGTAAAGCCCGAATCTAAAATCGACGTTACTGGCAGGTTTTTTACTTGTGTGGAAGTCTCGCACCTTCTTTATGTCTCCTATGAAATTCAGGTTTCAAAGGGCGTAGTAGTGGGCGTCAAATGCTTATCACGGGCCCCCGATCAGCAATGTACGGCAGTAGGGGCGGCGGCAAGTGAAATATGGCCCGCCTCAAGAGAGCAGACTATGGAGTCAGTTTTCCCGGAAGGTGAGTATGCAAAAACTCCTTGATGACAAGGTTCTATTCAGCCTCGTGGTGATTGTCTCTTTATTAGTTATGATCCTCGCAAAATCAGCGTTTGGAGTTTTGGGACTTGTTTGTCTAATTGCCGTCAAACTCGAGTTTAGACGCTACTTAGATCATGTTAGACACAGTAAAGAATTGGTCGAAAAAGATAGGGTAAACGCTATAGAAATAGAGGTAAGGCAGCTATCAAACGCGATTACTTTCAAAAACATGAGTAGATGAGTTAGAAAGGTTAGACGCTTGGCTAAAGGGTTCAAATCAGGTGGTAGGAAACGGGGCGCGCCTAATGGACCGCCGCAAATGAAGCCTTTGAGAATTCAGCTTGCCGAACTGAACTTTAACCTAGGCGCGGCTTTGATTGATGAGCTCAACAACACAGAAAAAGCAGAGTACCGCGTCAAACTTTTGGAGCTACTTGTAAAATATACTAATTGCGTACCGCAAATCGAAACATACGTGAAACCTCAGCTCGAGGATGAAGCGGACGAAGACGATACTGAGTCACTACTTTTGGCAGTTCAGTGACAAAAAGAGAGCGTGCGATTGCAAAGCTTTACAAGCGCGGCGTGCTTCAGTGGAAGCTAAGGCCCGAGCAGCGCCAGCTAAGAAACCTGCTTGAGGCTTCTCCGACTGACCTTGCGGTGTTTAACATCTCGCGGCGGTTTGGTAAAAGCACCACATGTTCCCTTTACTCTTGTGAACAGGCTTACCGCAAAAAGCAAAAGATCCTCTACGCTACGGCTTTTCTCACCGACTTAGAGAACTTCATCACGCCGATCTTTGAATGGTGCCTGCAGGAGTGCCCCGAAGAGTTAAGGCCCAAGTGGAAGGCGAGTAAGAAAGAGTTTCGTTTTCATAACGGTTCGATCATTAAGCTCATTGGTCTTGATAAGAACAGTAACTCCCTTCGGGGTAACAACATTGATATCCTTATTGTTGATGAGGCAGCGTTTGTTAAAAATCTTGCTTACCTTTACCGTAGCGTTATCATCCCGGCCACGATGAAACGCAAGTTCAAGCTCATATTCCCGTCAACTCCTCCCGAAAGCCCTGAACACTTTTGGAGTGCTGAGCTTATCCATAAAGCCAAAGCCAAGGGCACTTACATTGAGCTGACGATTGATGATATCTCGGATCTTCCACCCGAAGAAAAAAAGCGGCTGCTTGATGAAGTAGGCGGCCCCAATTCAGTCACGGCGTTAAGAGAGTTTTACTGCAAATGTATCGCTGACGTGACTCGAACCATTGCTGCAGAGTTCAGCCGGGAAAAGCACGTGAGAGAGCAGATGCCTGACTATGTTAAATGGATGCTTTTCGGTGATACGGGCGGCGTGAAGGATAAAACCGTATTCTTGGAAGTGGGCTACGATCACGCTTCGGGCAAAGTCATTTTCAAAGATGAGTTAGAGTTTGAAAACAGCACTCCGAGCTCTCAAATCATTGCTGCAGTAAAGGGGAAGTGGGGCGACGGAATGACTCTTGTCATGGATGCCCCCGGTCAGCTTCTTATCGACTACTCAAGCTTAGGACTACCAGCCGCGCTACCTCAAAAAGATGATTTTGGAGCGGGGCTACTGCTACTAAATAACTCTTTTTACAACAACGGCACGGTGATCAGCCCAAAATGTGCATTACTTATTAGAACACTTGAGGGCGGCCTACTGAATAAGCAGCGCAGTGATTACGAGCGAAGTGAAGCGCTAGGCCACTGCGACGCTGTAGCAGCTGCAATCTATGCCCTTCGGTGTGTCGATCGGTTGACAGACTTAAGGCCGCGTCCGAAGAAAGAGCAGATATTTTTTATTGAGAAAGAACCCGAGCATATACAGCAAATAAAAGGGCTATCATTTTAAAGGAAAGATTTATGGAAACTCAGTACTGGGCAACAAAGCCGATTGAAGAAATTGCTAAAACCGTTGAAGAGAAGTTTGACGGCTATCGCAAGTGGCTTACAGATAGCGGCTATCGTGAACGGATCATAAGCACGTACAATATGTTTTACGGGATCAATGAGGATGGCACGCTTCATCTTGAGAAAAATGATAAGAATGTCTCAAAGATCAACGTCAATCATTTTAAATCACTTGTCAGAAGGCTTCATATTCTTGTTACAGAGAACAAGCTTGCCTTTAGTGCCAGAAGCAAAAACAGCGACTCAAAAAGCTCAATCGAGAGTGATCTTGCCCGTGGTATTGTGGAATACTATAACGACGAAAAAAGTATGAACAGCACGCTGAGCGAGTCGGTTTTAGGTGCGCTTTTGATGTTTGAATACTACGTTTATGCGCCTTGGGATTATACCGAAGGCTTTGAGCTGGGTGTCGACGGCGGGGAAGTGATCAAAAGCGGGGACCAAAAGTTCGTCACGCTTTCCCCTTTTGACGTAGCAAAGAACACTGTCAGCCGGGATAATCCTTGGTACGTAGTTCGTGAGAAGGTCAATAAGTTTAACCTCGCTGCGCAGTATCCAGAGTTTGAAGTTGAAATTATCGCGGAAAGTTTGCCGGTGGATACCGATGGGCTCATGGAATATGAGAATGTCCATTCTGATGATGATAGCGACTACGTTTATAAATTCACGCTTTATCATGAGCGCACGCCGTCTCTTCCTACCGGGCGTCAAACTGAGGTTTGTGCAGGGCAGGTGCTTGCAGATAGTGAGCTGAAATATGATAAAATCCCAGTGTTCAGGATAAGCGCAGGTGACATGCTGCAGACGGTTTTTAAGGACTCACCGGCAGCCGAAATCGTTCCCCTGCAAGAAGCACTTAACCTGCTCATGAGTGGCACGGTAACGAACAACCTCAACAACGCGGTTCAGCTTTTATGGTCAGCGGATCCCAATCTTACGACTCGAAAGCTTTCCGATGGCCAGACGCTCGTAACAAGTTCAACGCCTCCTCAGGCCCTTAACCTCACAGGATCAGCAGCTGAAAACTTTAAGATGATCGATCTTATCAAAGGTGATCAGCAGCTACTTAGCGGAGTTTCTGACGTGGCGCGCGGCAATCCCAATGCTTCTTTAAAGTCGGGCACGTCGCTTGCGATCATCCTTGCTCAGGCGATTCAGTATGTAAGTGAGCTTCAAAAAAACTATGCTGCCTTGGCCTCCGATATCTCGTCATGCTTAGTCGATAACATCAAAAAGTTTCAGACTGAAGAGATGACAGCCTACATTGTTGGAGCTTCAAAAAAGGGCACGATTAAGCGGTTTAAAGCAGCCGATCTTATGGATGTGCAGCGTATCACCTGCAGCCTTGGCAACCCACTTATGCAGTCGCTTGCAGGACGTCAGGAAACAATGCAAAACTGGATGCAATATGGTGTGATGAAAGATCCAAAGCAGATTTTAAACTTTCTATCGACGGGCAATCTTGACGCGCAAATTGAAAGTGATTTTAGCGACGCGCTACTTATTGCAGATGAAAATGAAATGCTTCGAAAAGGTGAAAAACCAATCGCGCTGGTTACCGATATCCATGAGGAGCATATTGTTAAACATAACAAACTTAACTCTGAAAAAGATATTAGAGAGAACCCCACAGTCGGCGGCAATCTTAATGAACATATTCAAGATCATATTGACCTTATGCAGACAATGGATCCCGTGCTAGCAGCTGCAATTCGCGGTCAGCCTTTACCACCTCCACAGCCGGTTATCGATCCAAATCAACCTAATCCAACAATCGAGGGAGCTCGGATGCCTGATGTACCGCAAGGTACGCCTGAGCAAATGGCCGACGGCTACAATGAGCAGCTTGCTGAGATGCCACAAGAACAAGTAACAGAAGAGCAGTTTTAAGGAGAATAATATGAGTGACGAAATGAGTTCAATGGAAATTGGCGGCGATACCAGCCAAGATGACGATACTACTCCGAGTAGTACTCCGAGTAGTACTCCGAGTAGTACGGCGACAGAGACAGAAGAGACTCCCGAAGGTGAGGCAAAAAAGCCCAAAGCCCCGGCAGTTCCCAAGCCCAAAGCCCCCCAGGTTAGGAAGTATAAGATTGGCGAAGAGGAGGTCAGCCTATCTGATGAGGATATCAAGCGCGACTATTCAAAGTGGAAGGCGAGCGATAAGGCTTTTCGTGAAGCTGCTGAGGCAAGAAAAGCGACTGAAGCTTTTATGAAGGCGCTGCAGGAGGATCCGGAAAAGATCCTCAGTGATAAGAGGATCCCTCTTGATAAAAGAAAGCTTGCCGAAAAATGGCTGCTTGAATCAATCGATAGTGAGCTGAATCCCGCTGATCCAAGGGATGCCAAGCTTTCTGAAACAGAAAAGCGGCTTAAAGAGTATGAGGAGCGCGACAAGAAGGCAGAAGAGGATAAGCAGACTCAGGAGTACGAGGCTGCGAAAGAGCAGCGCAAAACTGCTATCTCTCAAACACTTCTTAAGGCCATGGAAGCGACTCACCTCTCAGCTGATCCTGAAACTTCGGCTAGCGTCTTAAGGGAAATGGCACTTTACATGAGGGCATGCAAAGAGCGGGGCGAGAATGTAACGCCCGATCAGCTTGTTGAGCATATTCATAACCAGCGGTTCACCCAGTTCTATAGCCTCGCTCATCAGTTTCAAGGTGAGGAGCTTATCGAGTTCTTGGGTGAAGAGATTGTAAACAGAATCCGAAAGACAGATATTGAGAGAATCAGAAAATCGAGGGGCGGAGGTCAGAATCAAAGTTTCAGGGATGAAACGCGGGTGACAAGTTCAGCTTCTTCGCCTCGAAAAACGATGGATCCTTGGCAGGCAAGGGAGCACGCCAACAAAATCCTTTTCGGCAAATAAAACATCCGAAAATCTGCATTACTAGGTAGAGGCGCCTATCCTTATAGGACGCCGCCTCTAAAAATGTTGCTGCCTACCCGCTAAGGATGCCAGCCGCAAAGAGTTTAGTTTAATATTATTAATATCGTTAAATCATTTTATAAAGGTTAATACAATGGCAACTACCAATACACCTACTACGCTGGCCTCACGCCTCAAGGAAATTTATCCCGACGGCCCGACCGTGCTTGTTCCTGCAGCTAATGAGCTTGTCGGAAAAAGACTAAAATTCAAAAAAGAACTGCAGCACGGTGAAAAAGTGCGCTTTGATGTTCAGCTTTCTGGTGAGCAGGGCTTTTCGATGGGAACGGGCGAAATTACGCTGAATGGCTCAGTTGCTCAGGTTTCTGAGAAAGCCGAAGTGACTGGCTTTTCAATCGTGCTTCAATCAAACGTTTCTTACGACTTGATCAGCCGCGCGAAAACCAGCAAACAAGCTTTTCAAGCTTTCAACAACAGCAAGTTTATCCCAGCTGCAGAAAGCTTTAGAACTCGTCAAGAAATTTTGGCAATGCATGGCCGTCAAGGTATCGCGGTGGTAACCAGCGTATCAAGTCAGGTGATCACCATTACGCCAGCCTCTTGGTGTTCTGCAATGTTGCTGACTATGAAGGGCGCGACAATCGAGGCATGGACTGCAGTTGCAGGAAGCGGCTCACAGCATGACAGTGATCTTGTGGTAGGAGCTCTTTCGATCGCGAATAAAACCATTACAGTTGTTGGAACCTGCTCAAGTGTTGCTCAAGGTGACATTTTGTTCCTTAAGCATCAAAGAAGCGTGGGCCCAATCGGCCTTATGGATATTGCGAAAAATGTGGGCACTCTCTATAACATCTCAGCAGTAACCTATGAGCTTTGGAAAGCAAACGCTTACGACGTTGGCACTTCGGCTCTTACCCTTGGCAAAATCTCACTTGCCTCGGCTTTGGCTGCTGATAAGGGCTGCGCTGAGAAGCTGACTTGCCTTGTTCCTAACAAAGCTTTCCAAGGCATGATAAACGATCAGGCAGCTTTGAGAGAATATGGTGCAAACTATAACAGTGCCAAAGCTGAAAACGGCTTTGAATCGATCGACTTCCACGGTGCCACAGGAATCATCAGTATTTTGCCCTACATGTTCTGTAAGGAAGGCGAGTTTATCATGTTCCCAGAGCGCTACACTTACCTGATCGGCTCGGAAGAGATGACTAACCAGATTGGTAACTCTGGCGATATCTTTTTTGACCTTGAATCTACCT